GTTGCGCAGCCGCTATGACAGTTGGAGCCAAAATGTATAGCAAGATCATGGCCCCACAAGAAAAAGTTTGGCAGGCCAACGAAGATGTCCGTAAAGCAGCCAAGCACGTTAGAGATCTACAAGAGGATATCGAGGAGAGAAAGAAAATTTTGTATCAGGTGGAGAGAGACATTTATGAATCGTCAGGCTTTTATAACACTTCTGGATTGGTACCTCAGGTTGGGACAGCCCCTGAACCATTGGGTGAAGAAAGACCCAATGTGTGGTACAATCAGACACCAGTAATAACCAAATTGGATGTCTCTCCCGAGATTGAGGGTGCAAAAAGTTTGAGTATTGAACAAGTGCGAAAGAAATTTGGGCGCAATTGTGTTAAGATTGAGCTTACTGTTGATGGTATTACATGGCAGCGTACAGGAGCTTTTGGCTTGGCTGGTCAGGTGTATGCAGTAAATAAACACGCTTTACCAAAAGCAGACCTTTTCCGTGTGCGATTTAAAACCTCATCTGCCACAGAGGGGGTTATTCCCAACAAGGAGTTTCTCGTGGTCAGTACGCAAATCTACACCACCCCAGAGAGTGATACAGCAGCCATATACATTAAAGGTGTACCAGCGTGTGCTAACTTGGTGCCTTATTGTATAAAGAGGTCTCTTAAAGGTATTTATGTCGGTGAATATTTAGGGTTGAACAATTCATTAGAACTTGTTTCCAACACTTTGCGAAATATAGAGCCTGCTGAATTTTTGTGGAACAGGGAGCCCACGCCCACTTTTAGCGCTTTTGCTTCCAATGTGACTCTAAAGGGGGATTGCGGTAGTGTTATGTTTTCTTGCACACCTGTGGGTCCTATCATATTTGGTGTGCATGCTTTGGGGGCGCCTAATGGTGTCGTGCAAGCTACACCACTGTTCTCTGATGAGGTGGAACGTATATTTTCATACTTTCAAGCCCCCCAGATTCAATGTGGTACGCCCAAACTACTGTCACCCAGTGCTCCTAAACATGTGATAGGCTTGTTACACCCGAAGTCGCCTTTTCGTTACATCAATG